GAGAAGCCCATTCACGGCAAGGATTGGGCCCGTCGTTCCGTCCGGAAGAATGAACAAGTCTCTCGGATCGATCGGTTCGCGTCGTCCATCCGTTCCCTGACGAACAACCGGATCGAGCAAGGTGAGCTTCGCTCTTGAAACAACTGTCTCGCCTGAGGCATTACGTAGAGACGAAGCCTTCTGCTCGACGAGCGCTCGTCGTCCGATGAACGCGGTGAAGAGCGGTTCGCCCTGACCTCGGACTCCGATCCACGAGGCGTGCTGGACGACCACCTGCAGCGACGCCGTTACGGAAGCGGCCGTAGCGACTCCTGTCCGAATGACGTCCTCGAAGCCCATCTACCGAGCCCTCCCGTACTTCTGCTGGATCGACGAACGCATGTGGCCGACTGCTGCTGCTCCGGAACGCCGGACGAGCTTCTTCCAGCCGCGTCCCCGGCCTTTGAAGGCACCCCTTCCACCGTAGGCCCCTGCTCCGTAACGCTGGCCCGGTCCATGGAGGGGCTCCGCCTTGCGAAGACCGTGCCCTACCAGCCGTGCTCCTGCACCCACTCCACGCGCACCCCGGTAGCCGATGTACGCGCCGAGTCCCATCGTTCCGACTGCCTTCAGCACAGATGCGCGGGAGTAGTGTCCTGCGAGCACCGCGCCTCTCCGGATGAGCCCCGGTCCGACGTTCCGCACAACCATCCGGATCGGCTGATGTAGACCTAGCTGAATTACTGACCGGCCCAGCATCAATCCGCCAATGCCGGCGTAGACCGTCGCTCCGCCTGCTCCGATCGCGGCTGCTCTTCCTACAATCCGTCCGACGCGTCGAGTCGTTGGGTGATGGAGAAAACGCCCCGTTGCCCGTCCCATTCGCTGAAGCCGTGTTCGTGCAGGCATTCTCATCTCCTCCCGTACTTCTGGCGGATTGATGCACGGACGTTCCGAACCCCGCGAGCTCCGTATTTCTGTCGTACGGAGACCATATACTGCTTCCCGATGTATCTCCCTGCACGCTTCAGCGTTCCGGACTTCTGACGCACGGACGAAGCACTAACCCGTACATACTGATTCCCGTGGAACACGTGTGCGTGTCCACGCAGTCCTTGAACCCCGCGGCGGACGAGACGCGCTCCGGTGTACATTCCTCCGAGCCCGACCATCCCTGCGTGGGCTTTCATCGAGAGGGCTCCGGCACGTACGATCCGTGGAAACGCTGTCGCGAAGCGAATCCCCGCAGTCGCCTTGTACGGGATAAGCGCAGTCGAGGCAACGCGACCCAAACCGAAGGTCTTTCCGACGAGATATGCGTTGCCTCCGATAAGAGCGGAGCCTCCCGCAATTCGCCCGAGGTTCCTCCAGCGGCGAGCCGTTCGAGGACGCATCTACCGCTTCCTTCCTGAACGTCCCCGACGCGTTCCACGTCCTGAGGTCAGTTGTCGTTGCGAACCCCTTCGTCCTACTGCACTCCTCCGTCCTGCAGAGAGCCTCCGCCCTCCCATGTGAATGTGGATGTGCTGATGCGTCTTCTCGGTCGAGCCTGCTGCGGCTCCGGCCCGTGCAACCTTCGTAAACTGATTCCCGTAGAATGGATGCCCGACGACTCCCTTGACGCTCCGGAAACCCTGTCTTGTGTTCCGGAATCCGGAACGGATTGCACGAGCTCCAGCGAAGGCTTTTTCGAGACCTTTTCCTAGCTCAAACGGACGACGAGCCTTAGCTCCAGCATACGCCTTGTGTAGACCTAGTCCGACCTTACTGAAGCCGGCCCCGAATGCAGACGCGCCGTAGGCGAGCTTGAAGGCCCCGCCGAGGCGGCCATGATACCGTGCCATTACTTCCTCACTTTCAGGATCTCAAGAGCTCGCGAGAGAAGTCGCTCCCACGAAGACGCCCCCACCAACTCGGCATGAGGTTCATGACTGCATCAGGAACGACCTTCGGAAGGATGTCATCCTTGAACGCCAGTGAAACAGGTCCGGCGGTGAGCGACCGAATTCCTTGTGCTTCAACTGGGTTGTCTGCCGTTCGATCCGCAGCGAGCAGCTGCCTCGCGAACTCTGCCGTCGCGTTCTTCAGCTCGATCGGAATCTCGTCTTCGTCCAGAAACTCGAGCTGGTTCGCTGCAAGCAGCCCGAGTCGGGGCCACTGCAGGGCCTGCTCGACGGTTGTCTGGAACTCCTCCCAATCGTACAACGAATCGAGGAGGCGAGTGGCCATGATCAAGGCGATTTCCTTGGTCGGCACCCCGGCTGCGGTCCAGGCAGATGCGTACAGATGCGTTCCGTGATACGCATCAGCCTCCGCGACCGTGCAATACGAATTCGCGTTCGAGGCCCCGGATGTCGCAATGAGCGTGGCCACTGACCCCTCCATTCGAGGAACGGCTGCTTAACACCGCCATTCGTACTTACGTACGAACGAGGCAAGAGGCTCGGACTACTTCTTCGGTTCGACCTTCGGTTCGACCTTCGGCGGCTCGACCTTCTTCTCTCCCCACTTCGTGTGGATTCCCGGATCGAACTCCGTCACGTTGAGCTCCATGGGAAGATCCGGCAGATCGAGCCGGTGCACCTTGACCGTCGGAATCGCAGCCATGACGGGCCTACGCCTGTTCGACTGCGTACGACAGGAAGAAGTCGACGGCCGACGCGGTGGTTCCCGTACCGCCCGTCTTCCCGACGGTCACCGCGGTGTTCGCATCGAGGGCGGTGAACGAAGCCCCGTCTGCGAGGATGGTCACGGTAGCCGCGCCGGCACGAAGCAACGCGCTCTGCCCCAGACCGGCCTGAGGCACGACTCCGAGCGCCACGCTGGAGCCCGCACGGGTCCCGAGGACCCTCACGTCCGTCACGCCGGCCAGGGCTCCGCCGATCGACATCACGGAGAAGTCCTGCAACCGGTACTTGATCCCCGGAGTCGCCGGGAGAACCATCTTCCCCGCGTTGACATCTGCGAGAGGCACTCGGACACGGAGCTGCCGGAGCTCCGAACCGAACACGGGATCGGACATCATCGCGCCGGCTTCACCGCTCGGATACATCTTCAGGTCGGGCATGTTCCTTCTTCTCCTTTTCTTCGAGGTATGTAGGAGGTGCTTCGATCCACTGAAGCACCTCCCAGAGTCTTACGACCTACCCGGCGATCCGAACGGCGAGCTCACGGCGTGCGGTCGCGACCCCGTACAGGACGTCGTACGAGAACCGCGTCCGCTTGAACTCACGAGTCACCTCGAGCCGGAGGGCGATCCCGGAGATCGGGTCGACCATGCTCGAGTAGTTCCCGAGGTTCATCGGGTCGGCTCCGGCGAACGGACGCATCGCGAGGGCGAACGCGTCCCGGTGGAACAGCAGGTTGACGGCGTGCGACGCCTTGAAGGTGATCGCCGACGTGCTCGGCGAGGTCTTCAGGGCCGGCTCCACGGCGATCGCCGTGGTCGGAGCGGTGCCCGTCGCACCGGTGCAGACGTACGTCTGGGTGTCCCCGGCGAAGAGCAGGATGTCCCCGACGAGGATCGAGCCCGTGCCGCCGTTGATCGTCACGGCCTTCGTGCCGGCCGTGCCGGTCGCCGTGCCCGCGGACCACGTACCCGCGGTGTGAATCGGAACGTTCTGGTCCATCGCCCAGAGCGCGCCGAGCTTCATCCCGATCTGCCCGTTGATGATCCCCGCCGCGTCGCCACGGAACGAGGCGTCCTGGAACGCGCGCAGTGCCAGGGCGTTCGCCTCGGCCGTCGGGTCGATGATCATGTACCGGGGTTCCATCGGCGCGAGCTGCTGGGCGAGAACCTTCCGGCCCAGGAGATACGCCGTGGTGTCCAGACCGAACGGGGTAACGGCGGGGGTCCCGACGAATCCGTAGATGTCCTTGTACAGCGCGAGGATGTCCGAGTCGATCTGGTTGGCGAGAGCCTTCGCGGCCTCGCTCGCCTCCATCGGGATGACGCCGTTCATCGACTCGATCATCTCCTTGTCCGTCAGGTAGAACGAAGCCTCCTTCCACTTGTTCAGCTGGATGCTGACCTTCGTGGGAGAGAGCTCCGAGGTCACCGCCGGAGGAGTGGCAGCCGGCGCCACGTCCCCGACGACGACCGCGGACGGGATCGGCACGTCGATCGTGCTACCCTTTTCCCCGGAGAGGGCGTCGTAGCCCCGGTTGACGATCCGCGCCATGATCGACTGCTGGCGAAGGGCGACGAGCCCCTGCGCGAGCAGCTGAGGGATGACGTTTGTGAAAGAGTTGGCCATTTGTACGAGTTCTCCTTAGAGACCGAAAGTTAACGTCATGAACTCGGCCCCTCCGGGGCCTGATCTTGCTCTTACGGCACGACGACGATCTCTCCCTTCGCGATTGCGTCCGCGTGCCGGCCGAGCTCGACCGGGTCCGATGCACTGACCGTTCGCTTTCCCGCTCCACCCGGACCGGGACGCGCACCACCCCCCTGAGACGGAGTGAACAGGTGCGGCGCTTCGATCAGCTGAATCCGCCCCCACTCTTCCATGCTCAGAGGTTCCGTCACCTTTTCCCTGCTGTACATCTGCTTGTCGCCTTCGTACGCGAGACCGTCCGGCTTGAACGTCCGGAGCCCGCGGGACAGGAAGTCCGTCACCGCGCTGTCGAGGACCTTGAGCTTCGTTCCGACTGCACGGAGCTTCGTTTCCAGATCCCGTTGCGCGAGGCTCGCTTCCGCCGCCTTCCGCGTTTCCGTTTCCGCGAGAACCTGCTTCTGCAGCGGCTCGACTGCCGCGGCCACGGCCTGACGGATCTTCGTCTCGATGTCAGCCGGGCCCTTCGTACCCGTCTTCTCGAACTCGGCGACCTTCATCTTCAGTGCGGCGAACTCCACCGGATCGAGTCCCTCGAGGTTCTTGAGCTTCGCGGAGGTCGCCTCGGCCTCCTTGATCAGGCGGATGTTGTTGTCACGGAAGGACGAGAGCTTCTCCTTCACGTCCTTGAGCTCAGGGAGCTCCCCGTCGAGCTTCAGGTGGAACGCCCCGTCGCGTGCTTCGTACTCCGAACGGAGGTTCTCCGACACGTCGGTCAAGCTTGCGATGATCGGCTTCATTACGTCCTCTTTTCCGTCCCACCGGGACTGGTCCCACCGGGACTTTCTTCGTCTTCTGTTAGTACGGCAAAGAACTGTGAACCGGCATACTGCTTGAGAAGCGTGCGAAGAAATTCTTCCGGAGTCTTCGTCCGCTTTCCCAGGTACGTCGTTGAACGACCGAACTCGCCTTCGAGCTCCGGAGGATCGAACACGAGCTTTCCGCTGATGAGAGCAATGCTGCCTTGGGAAAGATCTGAAATCTTCCCGTCAAAAAGAATGCGTTCGTGGAACGTGACCTTCACAGGTGAACCTGTAGGCGGATGAAGAGATCGCGGAGTCTTCCAAGAGACAACGAATCAAGAATTGAACGGATTCTCGTTTCCATCGCCCCGAGTTCGTCCACATCTATCCCGAAGTTCTGTGCAAGAGTTAGAAGTTGCGGGCGCGCATCAATTAGAGTTGAGATCCATCTATCGGCGGAGTCCTTCGTGATTTCGAGAGCGTTCCCCCAAGTCTTCAGATCGCGCACGTCAAAATGACGAGCAGGACTCGGGAAATCGAACCACCACTTCGTGAGGACGTTCGAATTGATAAGCTCTGTCACTCCACCTGGATTTCCATGTGGGAGTCCTGCGACATATCCGTGGTCGATTAGCCATCCGTTCAACGGATCACGCATTGCCGCAGCATCCTGAAGCTTAAAATTACCTGCCCTGATCTTCTGCATGATGTCGTGCGGAAGTTGGACCAGCATGTTTCCACCGTGCCGATCCATATTCCCGATGATCAGGTCAAGGATCGAGGCTCCGTCTCGAAACTCCGGGGTGATCTGAGGGAACGGAAGTCCGAAATTCTGAAACGTACGAGGCCAAGAACCGACCTGAAGGTTGTCCGGGATCTTCTCATAGACCACGCCGAAGAGCTTCTTCGCTCCCATCGTAATCGTACGAGACATCGAAGGAGGAACGAGGTTCAAGCCTAGAACTCGGTCAAACGCTGCCGTGAGAAGCTCGCGCTGCGCTGTTGAAGCGCTCCGAGACATATAACCCATGTCGCAGATCTCTGTGGTGGTCGGACCTTCATCCGCAGGCTTGAAGATCGCCCACGGCATCTGCCCGCCGCCCGCATTGATCATGAGCTCGTACACGTTCGTCGCGGAGACATTGAGCTTCTGCCTCGAAACGATTGATCCGAGCTGGAGCCACGAGTGCTTCGTCGGGGCTTCGCCCGACATGATCCTCTGCCCGCTCGGACTCGTAGGCTCACCCATCGTACACCGACACCGAGGATGCGCCGGCGGAAACATCAGTGCTTTCCCATCCGGCATTACAAACGGCTTTCCCAGCGGCTGCTCCTGTCGATCCATCGGGCGGCAAATCGGGCACAGCCGCTCGTCCGGAGTCGTGATAAACTTCTTCCTCGCAG